GGTTTCTCCTGCGTGTGTAATAGCCATACTATTCTCCAAAGTAAAAAAGGGAGTAGCCGTTAAGCTACCCCCAATATTCTTAGACCTCTACAAGACCAATACATGATGCAGGACGCAGGACGTTATGCCCCATTGCGTACTTAGCAACCATGAGTGTGCCTTGACGGTTGATCTGGTACTCAGACTCCATGCCCAAGTCAAGCAGCTTGACAGTAGCAACAGCTTCTGGTGTAAAGACAAAGCCACGGAACTTAGCAGCTTCTGCAACCATGTCGCGTCCATCTACAGCAGCAGTTGGAAGGTCATAGTGAGTAGTGCGTCCAGAACCAGCAGTGTTTGCTAGTGGCTGGTTGTCGTTTGTCTTACCTTCGTTAGCATCACCAGTTGTGAAGTTGGTGTACAGTTTAGTTACGTCAGCATGGTTTGACATGATTACAGGAATACCTGCAATTGACGGAACCATACCTGAAGCAATTGAACCGTTACCACCAAAGTCTTGGTTCATGTATGTCAGCTTTGAGCCATCAGTTACATCCATCAGTGCATAGTACTGTGCTGGTGGAAGGACAACTACAGCGTTGTCTGATGGTACGTTAGCAATGTCCATTGTTTTCTTGGCATCAAAGATTGCCTTAGCAAGCTTTGCTGGATCAAGAGAGTCAGCAGTAGCTGTACCAATGGTGACATTTGAAGTAAAGTCTTCTTCAGTGAAAGCTTTGTAGTCTTGAATAAGACCAGCAGCGGCTGTTGCGTTAGTTGACAGCGCAGCTTTGACAAGCATACGAGCTACATTCCGATCTGCTTCGTTAGCTAGTGCAATACCAGCTTCCTTTGAGTAGATTGAACGTACATCGTAGTGGTTGATAGCTTCATCAATGTTAGCAATGAACTGGCTTGAGATAAGCAAGTCGTCAATTGTGACGATACGCTCACCTGCACGAATTGAACCACCTGTGATTTCGTTTCCAGGGGTCAGGTATTCAGCAGTTGCACGGCCTGTCATTGGGAATGAAGCAGACTTACCTTTTGAGATTGTGCGAGTACGCACTTTATCCATAAGGACTTTCTTTTCCTCATATGCTGTTAGGACTTCTCCTGCATACAGCTTTAGAAACAGGTCACGTACGTCACCTGTTAGGTTATTCTGGCCTTGAAAGCTTACGCTATAGGCCGGATTTGAAGCGGCTTGTGCCATTTTAAATTACCTCTTAGTAATGTTAATGTGAGTTGAAGTACACTCTGCATTACATTACATCCTTTCTCCAAGATTGTCCCTCGCAAGGGGTCAGGGGTAATCGTTTGTTATGTTAGCTTCGTGTTAGGGATATAGTCCCTTCTAGGTACACCGTAATGTAACTAGAAGGAAGGGGGAACTCTTATACAATTCCCCCAACCCCATGCAACAATGTTAAAACAGACTAGACTTGGCTAACTTATCAGCAACCTGCTGTCTGTAGGCAGGGTCTTTAGCGTATCTGGGGTCACGCATAGCAGCAGTTAATTCTGCATTGCTTTCAAACTTCCCACCAGAGGACACAGAGCCTGTCTGTCCAGAAAGGAGACGAGGTTCTGCCTCAGAACGATAACGAGCATTAAGACCTTGAATCGCCAACTTAATTAGATTAGTATCACGCGATTCCATTGTTGAGTTAAAAGCATCAATTTCGTCAGGGGGTAGATTATCTGCTGCCCACTGTACTAATCCTTGATACTGTTCTGCACCACCTACTAGGTTGTACATACTAGATTGGACTTGTTCAGACAAAGCGTTCTGTCCATCAATCCATGAGTCAACTACTGCCTTTGAAAAACCAGCCTCAGCCAGTGCTTGATAGGCATCTTCAGTTAATCCACCTAGCTCTTCATATTCCTGTTGGAACGCATCAAAGTCTAGGCCATTTGCATCTAGTGCTTCAGCAATATCAGAAGGAGTAGCATCTGCTATCTGCTCTTCTGTTATTTCTGACTCTTGTTCTTGCTGAGGTTTACCTAGCTTACTCTCTAATGCAGAGTATGCCTTAGCCATATCCTCAACTGAATTAAATTTCTCAGGTAGCCACTCAGGACGCTCAGGGTCTTGTTGACTACCTTCTACTTTAGCCAGCATAGCATCTATATGCTCTTGTGACTCAGCAGGTTCTTCTTGATAAGTGTTAATACTGTCTGCCATTATTTACCTAACCTTCTACAGCCCCTTTAGCTAACTGTGGAGCAGCACTTTGTGCTAGCTGCATAGCTGCTTGAGCTTCCATCTGTTCTTGTTGCATTTGTTGTTGCATCATTTGTTCTTGTTGTTTCTGCTCAGGTGTCTTTATAAGTCCTGAGGTATCAATACCAAGTGATGCAGCTAGGCGATCAATATAATCACCCAAGTTCATCTCACTCTGAATAACTTCTGGCCCCAGCGGTTGAAGATATTCTAAGAAAGTTGCTAGTTTATTTAAGTCTTGTCCACGGCCTAGTGCCTCAATACCTGTTACTACTGTAGGCTTGACACTATCCTTAGGCATACGTGGCATTTTACCTTGCTTAGTTAATGACTCAAGCAATAGGTTGATTAGTGGTAGCTGAAACTCCTGTGATAGAATAGAGTACACACCACCAAGGGCTGTCTCTAGTTCTTGCGCCATGAAGCGCACTTCTTCTGCTGTTACACGCTCTGCTGATCTTTGTACAGAGGAGTTTAGTAGAAAAGCAGCACCAAGTCTATCGTTAATCATACGCATAGTCTCTAGTGCAACACGGAAGTCACCACCTTTGGCTACCTGTAGGGTAGACACATCATTACTGTCACCCTGTAGGAACGCACCATTAGGTGCAGCAGCTAGGTCTTTACTCTTTGTAGTACCATTAGGCCGTACAAGGAACAATACCTTAGCTGATGCTGCGCTGCCTTGTACAATAGCTTTTGTTAAAGCCTCAAGACTACGTAGATCACCAATGTATTCTTCAATAAACCCTCGCCCATAGTCCTCACCGTCAATACGAATAAACCGTAGTGGGATGAAAGGGCTTTGGTCTAGCTTAAATTTACCCTTAGTCTTTTCAATAGTAATACCAGCTACTTCCTGTATAACTTCGTATCTATTATCCACACGCTTAAGGCATGTATACAAATCGTAGCTTTTAACAGGAGTATCTGATGGTGGGATCATGTCCTTTATTTCATCAGGTAGTGTAGATGGAGCCATAGACTCCTTGGTAATAATCTCTAGCACATTACCCATAGTGTCACGCTTAGTGCAGTAACGGTCAGGCCGGAATACTTTCATTCCACCTTCTTTGGGCATGTAAACAAGAGCATTACCAGTAACGATAAGTAACTTGAGTGCCTCAAATACTGGCACACGGATAGCTTTACCCTCGATTTCTTGCATAGCAGCACGTTCAATACGTGCAAGTCCTTCTTCTACTTGACCACGGTTGTTACCTGCTAACTGTTGTAGATCAAAGTCATCAATAGTCAACCGAAAGAAAGGACTGTTTGGTGGGAGCAGGGCAAGCAATAGCTTTGATGCTAGGTTGTTTACACCTCTTGCTCCAATACCCTGATAAGGCGTGGCATAAATAGAAGAACTACTATGACCTTCCTCTGGTAAAAGAGTAGGAATAGTAAGCCTTGCTGCTTCTCGCCCTCGTTCTAGGAACGTATCTCGTTCACTTTCTAGTTGGCTGTAGCGTTTAGCTACTGTACCTACGTCTTGTTCCATGTGTTATTCCTTATACAATAATCTTGCTTTTATATCTTTTCATACGCTCACTTTGTTCAATGATAGGAGCAGATGAAGTAGTATCAGGCATCATGTCAGTAGGTTTAGCGATCTTTTCTTCTTCATCATCAGTATCTTTACTCATGAGTTTCTTAACTTCACTTGTGTTTACTGTGAAAGCACCCATACTGATCTCCTATCCGACAGGGATGTTCAACCCTGAACCACCGTCACCACCTATGTTAGCAGAACCAGTCTTAATTACCAAAGCTTTTTTACCCTTACGCCTACGTCCCATTTTACCACCTTCTGTTTCTACCATAGCTTCAGCTTCCTGATCCATTGGTTTAGGTGCAGCGGTAGCTGCAGCAGGTGCAGGTGCAGGTGCTGGTGCTGGCTTACTTCGTCTAAAAAATCCACCCATATTATACTCCTGTTGTTGGAATTTGTAAACCTGAACCAGAACTACCTGTCTGTACAGAAGTGTCTTTTATATCAACACGTAGTTTACGTTTACCTGTTTTCTTTTTAAGTCGATCTGCGTCTAAACCCTGATCAGCAAGCTCAATATCTGGTGTCTTAGCGACAGCAGTTACTGGTCTAGCTGGTGCAGGTAGTGGCTTAGGTGCTGATGATCCGAATAATCCACCCATGTGTCATTCCCCATAATCTTCGTTATAAATATCTGTAAGTTTTTTTACTACTGATTGTTGTCCCCTGAGAAACGCTAGCTCCTCAGAGGTGATTTGTTCATGTGGAAGTTTATCTGGATAAAGCTCCTGTAAAGCGTTCAGTAGAGCAGTAGTAATGTTTAATGAATATCCTAAGACATTAACCATATTAAATTCACTTTCGCTAATAGGTACAGTTTAGACTATATGTCTACTAATTCACAAGCTCCTGCAGTACAAGCTAAGGTTTGACTACCTGATGTAGTGTCTTCCTTTTCATATAAAGACAAGGCAGACCAATCTATACTCTCAGGCATTTGTTTCTTTAACTCCTCATACTGTTCCTTATCAATCTCTTGATATGGTGCTTGTGCATACGAGTGATCACTGTGTGGTAGGAATGAAATACCTGAGCAGATGTCAAAGTTTTCGTAGACCCATGCACCTACTGCCATCCACTCTGCATCCTTGACTGTGATAGTCACAGATGGTTTGTGTTCACACCAGTGTAAGGCATAGTTCTTCCACAATTCTAGCTGCTGTAGTGCAGTCATATCGTTACGAGTAACAGCACCTACTGGTGACTTAGTAGGGAAGCTAAACACTGTAGTAGAGTCAGGCTTCATCACGCATGGTTCAGCAGGAATACCACTGTCCTTCATAAACTGTGTTAGTGGGTCTTTGTTGTCACCACGCACAGTACGAATGTAGTACTCACTGTGTCTTGCATGAATACCTGATGCAGTGTTTGTCAATTGTGATACAGTACCAGATGGTTTGACACAAGTAATAGCAGCAGAAGCAGGGACACCTAGTTTATCAGCATAGATACGGTTGACATCAATAGCCTGTAGCTTAAGCTCTTTGAGCCAGCGTGGGCTATCAACAGTCTTAGATAGTACATTGTTATCCATGATACCTGTTAGTGATACACCTAGTAGACGCTCTTCCTCCGTATTCTTCTGCCAAATCTTACGTAAGTATGGCATCTTAGTAAAGGTAGACTGTACTGTACCAAGTATGGTAGCTAGTCGTACCTTACGGCGTAGACTTTCTAGGTCATCGTGTTCACGTACTACTACCTCTGTCAGATTACAGAACTGGTATGGGCGTAGGATAATTTCAGAGCAAGGGTTAGTACCCCACTCATGTCCTGTCTCTCTACGTCCATTCATCTTAACATGGTTGTCTGCTGCTGGACGAGAGAAGATACCACGCTCACCAGACTTAGACTCTACAAGGGATAACCACTCACGCATAAATCCTTCCATGTCAGGCTTGTCTGTGTAGGCTACAGAGTTATTAGCTAACGCACGTTGACCCTCGTTCTCCCACCACTGACCTGACTTAGCGTGTGCCATACGTCCGTCACTGAGGTTAGACAGGCTAATCATAGCTGATCGGCGTACACCACCTACTACCACAACCTCACCAATCTTACACATGATATCGTGACACTCAATACTAGTAAGCTTACGTCCTACTGCACCCTTGAACTTAGCCACAACAAACTTGAACAAGTCATCAAGAGGCTCAGGTCCACTAGCTCTACCACCAAAGGTCTTAAGTCTAGCACCTGCTGGTCTAATCTTAGACAAGTCCCACTTAGGGATGTCACCTGAGTACAGGTGTGACAGTAGCTTATGTAAAGCCCTAGCCCAACCCTCCTTGCTATCTTTAACTGCAATGACATCATCACTATAATCTAATGCCTCAGGTATATCAGGAAGCTTGGCAATAGACTGACGTTCTACACTGAAGCCAACACCAGTACCACACAGTAGTATAAACATAGCCTCATCAAAGGCACGGATGTGATCC